GTATAAGCATTTGCAACCGATGAAAAATAATTAGGAAAGGTAATTGTGCTTGCGGTTGCTGAAACGGTATTATTGCTTTGCACAGCATTTTGTAAATTTGTAACGTATGCTTTATAATTATATGTGTTAGATGCTGTGTCAGAAGTGCTGCTATCATAGATTAAAGCACGAATATTTGCAGTAGCTACTACGGTTGCATTGTATGTTGCCGAGTTGGCCACAAAAATATTACTAGAGGTTACACAATGAAGATCGATTGTACCGTATGTGGTGGTATCAAAAAACGATGCATTAGCTGTGCCATTTACATTATCAACATAGAAATATGAACCAAAATCAATAAAAACTGGATTATTATTTTGTGTAACGGTTGTGCGAGCTCTATTAGAAGTTAGTTCAACATCAGATTGGCTTTCTAACCGATATCCGTGAACATAAGCAACACCTTTACCAATACTCATGATATATGTGCTATTTGCTACTGAAGCTGTATTTGCTTTAGGTGTTAATTTGAAATCGTTAACAACATAATCACCATTGGTTTCATAATCACGCTTGGCAAAGTAATCATCAATAACATTATATACAGAGCCTTCAACAATCTTAACAATCTTTCCAGCATCAATACGCAACAATTCAATAAAGGTATCATCGTCACCTAATGCTAAAGGACGAGTTTCTAATGTTAGTGTGATTTTGTATCTATCGGCGCCAGGCGCTTGATAGTTTGATGCACCAATTGCAGGATCCAATAAAGAAGAATCACCAGTAAAAGTTTGAATCGATTCTGTAATGTTTAGACCAACACGGCTCGAAGGAACATTACTGTATTTTGAAACAACAACAGTTTGTGGATCAACTTGAACAAAAGTTCCATTGGAAATTTCAATACCATCGGATCTTGTGTAGTTACTAGAAATGTAAAACACACCTTGTGCAATTGAAACAACAGAACTATCACCAGTTGGTGCCGTTGTACCAACAGCAGCAGTTAAGTTTGAACCTGCATCATATAGAAGATCACCAGCAGAAAAACGTGTTCCTGACTTATATGAAACAATTAATGTTGGAGGATCATCGGCATCATTTGTGCCGGTTGCTGCAATAGTAGCTAAAACCTGAGCAACAACTATTCCTGTTGCATCTTGAATAATTTTATTATTGAAGTTAGATACAGTAATTGCAACATTATTATAAGTTCTTTGTAGTTTAATGTATTGGCAATTAAGGTTCTCAGTAATCTGTCCACCGGTAACAGGAGAATTCTGTTTGAAAATGTTGTCCGCAAATTTAGTAACTTGGTCCTGTAAAATACTTTGGGATTGTGTTAATTCTCTGGCTTGAACTGCATATCCAGGCTTAAACAGAATACGATGATAATTTTTCGTAGGATCGAAATCATCATAATACGGGTCAACATTAAAATTTAACGACATTTTTTTCCCTTAGAAACCTAAAACGAATTTGAATTGTTCAATACCATCTGTGCTTCTCTGAACGGTTGTTCTATTTTGAAGATACGCCAAATAACCTGAATATGGAACAAAATCCGGATTACTGACACCTAACACAGTTCTTGCGGCCGCCGATACCGTACCATAAACAGCGGCATCCTGTGTTGGGGATCCTTTTATATTTATTAGCTTAATTATGTTGTTATTTGTATCATAACTGAGTACCGTTGCAGTAAAACTTGCATTAAAGATTGAATCTCCTTGATAAACAGTTTCGTCCGGTACATATGAGCCAAGTCCTGCAGCCACAATCAAATCTGTGGATATTTTATAAATGCTTCCGTTAGCTGGATTCGGTGCGGTACTCAAAGCGGTTGGATTAATTAAAATACCCACTTGCCTAAAATCAATGTCTGTTGGAACATATCCATTTTCACTTCCATTAAACTCAGCGGTCAACATAACATGAGAACATCCCAATTCTGATACGTTGTCAAAGCCATGGCCACCAATTGGAGAGGTTGGAACCTTAAAGGAGGCGCCCGAACCAATATCGCTGATGACGGATACGTTTGCATAAGAATAGTTTGTTCCTGTGGCGATTACTGTAACATCGGTAATAACACCACTGGTAATACTTAATGTTCCAGTAGCACCTGTACCATCACCCGTAACAACCATTGTAACAGTTCCATTAGCGAGATCATATCCTGTTCCTCCGTTTACCACATTAATAACAGGAATATTACCATATCCTGCGGCATTTTCAATTGGATTTGGTATGTTTGTTCCTACTGGTACCGGAATCCAACTGGAGTCCATAAATGTTTTCTTGGAACCGGCATCAATGGTATACATGTATTTCCATTTATATCCATCAGCATCTTGGAAAATATTATTTGTTCCGTAGTTGCCGGGTTTAAAGAAAGGCTCGTATGTAGAAACTCCGCCGTTATTATTCCAAAGGCATTTGAATACTTGGTCGAATTTATTTTTAACATAAAATCTACGAACCAAAAATCCATTTAAATCTTTTTCAAACATATCAACATCATCTTGGTAATAGTTATATGTTGAACCGGAAGCCCAATCGATTCTTTCTAATACTGGACTAATGTTATTTGTTAACACCCTCTTTGCAACAAACATATTTGCAAAAGTAGTTTTTATATATTGTTGTGTTTGTAATGGTGCTGGAGGATCCGATTCATCGTTCCAAGCTTCTACTTTGGATAAAAACACATAAGTTGAGTTAATTGGCAAACTCGTCAACGGCAACACCGCCGATGGAGCATAATAAGATTGCTCTACTTGAGCAACTTTAGAATTATATGTGAGTAATGATTTATTTGCCATAATTTATTTATTAAGCCTTGGTAATAGCTACAAAAGTGTTTTGTGTCGTGGTATCAATACACATATATCTAACCAAAATGGTCGAAGTCGATGGAATACCATATGTTGTGGCATTAACTGTTGAATTTAATGCGGAACAGCCATGGGTAAATGTTTGTGTTGTGTTAGCCGTATTGGTAATCCATGAAATAACTTCTTTTCCTGCCATCAAATTAGATAATGTTACTGTTAATCCTGTGGAAGTTTGAGCCCGAACCAAAGAATTATTTGACACATCAATTGTGATGGCCGTTTGAGCACCAGGATAAACGGTCGGACTGTATACAAATCCTTTTTGTGAATTAACTGTGCCAGTAAATAATACTGAGTCAGTATTAAATGTTGCAATTTTTTGAATTGTATTGGAACCCACCGGAGTATTCCAAAACTGAATCTGTGTACCCGTGTTGGTATTACTAAAATTTTCTGCTGCAACAAAATCAATTCTGGTGGGTGATGATTCTAAAAATCCTGTGCCTATGTATCCGTTACCTACAACACGCATCAACACATCGGTATTTTGAGTTGCGGTTGGTGCTGAAGCAGTACCTCGGCCGCTGCGACCAACTAAAATAGGACTAACATTTGCACCAAAACTATCTAATACCAATCTTGTTGACGAATTGGCTTTGCCTGTAATGTGTAACATATAATTGTTATTAGACGGGTTAGCTGTGGCCGCATTATCGCTACCAGTTATTTGAATAAATGCCACATTAGGATCAAATGTTGAATTATTAAAGGCAACAAGTGAGCCACGAACATCCAAATTACCAGTAAGTGTTACTGTATTTAATTGAATCACAGCAGTATTTTGAACTGATGTATTCGCTTTATTAAAAGCATTTTGAATTGTTGTATTTTGACTTGTATTAATTGTTTCAATACTATTCAATCTGGTGTTCTGAGTGGTTTCTGTGCCCGGATTATAAGCAACATTTTGAGTAGAACCATCAGCAAAAGTGATGTACGATTGTGTGTTTAATACCAATCCAGTAGATGTCATCCTTGCAACAATATTTACTGCTTGGCCTCCGCCAGCAATAAACTTTAATTGTCCGAATGTAGAAGTTGAACCTATAATCAAATTACCATAATTCTGACCAGATGTGCCTTGAGTATACAGATAACCATCGTTAGGTCGAACGGAGTTTCCAATATTATTAAATTCTAAACCCGGTTGATAGTTTTTATTTGCCCAACCCATATCAATAAAATTGGCCGCATCTGTACCACCTGATCCAGTATTTGCAGTTACAACGATATCAGCAGTACCACCATCATTTGTATTGACTAAGTTGGTCTGAATGTAAGACTCTCCGGATAATGCAAATTGAGCAATTGTATTAGGTAAATTTTGATGATTTGTGCCAACGGCTAAAATTTCATTCGAAAAAAGGCCTTGTGCTAAAGTATGTGCAGTAAACTTACCTGTGGTTCCTGTAGGAATATCAACACCCACAAACAAAGAATTTGCCGTGTTAGCATCTAACGATGATAATAATGGTAGTTGTGAAATTTTTACTGTTGACATTTGTTACCCTAAAAGAATTAATTGGTCATTTTCTGTTGTTATTGTGTTTCCAAACTCATCCGTTATCTCCGGATAGTATTGTGTACCTAGTGGTCCAAAAATTAAAACATTCGTTGTTGAAAAAGTTCTGTTTACCGACATCAAAGAAACGGCGTTATTTGAAAAGTTTGTATCAACCTGAACAACGCCTGTTGCATAATTTATAGAGGTTACTGTTTTTTCCGTGTTATTCGCAACTAAAACTTTATCACCAACATGAAGTATATCTGCTAACGGATTACTAGGAGTAGTATAATTTCCATTGTTTATGATATTATATGAATCCGTTAATGTCGTTATATTTATGACATTACCACCAGAATTAGCACTAACATAAGCAACATTTGCGTAAGACAACCAAACATTATCTTTTAATGTCACGGTATTGGCGTTACCGGCTACAACATTTGTTACTTCTGATTTAATTACATATCCATAACTTGTGGTCATTACCAAGGTACTGTTGGATAATACGATATCGGCTAAGTTTGCGGCCGCCAAAGAATTAAACTTAACGATATTATTACTGGTGTTGGTAAAATTGGCTTCCATGGTTACAGAAGAAGTCAAATTACCGGTATAATAACTTAGTGTATGTCCTTGATTTGTAACAGATTCTTCTGTAAATACATCATCATCTTTTGTGGACATAACAAATCGACCTAAAACTTTTGTTCCCGTTGGATGTAGTAGATTTAATAAAATATCTCTATATTTTGTTATTTCTTGTTCCAGCGTGATTTGATAGGTATAATTATTATAATTTTGGCTCTGTAAAACATTAAAAGAACTTAATTGTCCTCGGGTACCAACATATTGGCCTGTTCCAGAAACAAGACCATTAACAAAAATAGCATTGGCCTGTGCGGTACCGTCACCATAATTAATCACACCAGTTGAATCAAATCTACTATCAACATTATAGGTGTTGTATAAGTTTGTTAAATTGATGTGTATATTCTTATTTTCAACATTAAGTTGTTTAGTAATATCTGGAGTTGTGTTATTATTGAGCACCCGAACACGGTACATGGATTGTGCTGTGTTTGCTAAATTAAATAAAGGTGATATTGAATCTACTGTTGCAAAATATGTTGCCGTAGCAAAATTTGTTCCTTGAAAAATTCTATCTCCAGCTACTGGTAAATTACTGATGAATACGTTATTAACACACAAATCTTGAATTTTGAGAGAAATTGTAGGAACTTCAATATAATCAGCCCCGGCATCCGTCACAGCAATCGAAGATATTGCTCCTACACGATCAAAAGTAGAAGTAAATGTTGCACCATCACCTAATATTCCAGGTACAGTAAGTACCGCATTTGCAGCAGCCACATTGGATGAAATGATGCTGACATCTGGTACACTAGTGGATTGATAGTTTGTGCCACCCAATGGATAAAATTGAATAGCAAGGTTTGGATTTGCGTAAGTATAATCAACCGAAATGATTGAACCATTAGCATTAACCGATATGATGTTTGCGTGAGCACCAGCACCAGAACCACCGGTTAATACGATTATATCGTTTGCTCGATAATTTCTTCCAGCATTAATAATTTGTATTGGTGCTAAAATTCCTAAATTTTTAATATTTCCAATGATTGCCGCATTATCAGTAGGAAATAATGAAGATGCTAAGATTGTTGGAGATGCAGAAAGTCCAACGCCAGGATTATCCAATGTTACAGCAGAAATTGGAAAAGTTGTAAATGATAGAAAATTAAATGCGTTAGCTAATGAACAGGTTAAATTAGCTCCAACATTAGCCACAAAATTATAATTGTTTGCATTTAATTTTAGTGTTGATTGATTTTGAATTGTGTCGTTTGGAATCAATGTTACGTTTGCACTTTTTCTTGGATCGGGATTTAAACTAAAAACCGATGCAGCTGCACCAGAAGTACCAAATATTGAAATTAATGTATTTGGATTACTCCTATAACCAAAACCACCTGTTGCCACTCGGATATTTTGTAATGCTCCTTTAGTTGTAGAGTATACCACGGCACTTGCACCATGACCTAACGGTGAATTTAATCCTCCAGATATTCCAACGGGATCTCCTGGTCGATATAATAATCCTTTGTTTTCAGGATCAATATCAATACGATTAACTTGACCTACAATCTTTGCTCTTAGTGGTAACCCATTGACCAACACTACCTCATTGCTTGCGTCTAGAATACGAACATACTCACCAGAATTAAAATCTCGCTGTATATTTGAAATGAAAATTTGGGTTTTAATTCCGTCAAAAATTGAATTTTCAATAGCCGCAATTGCTTTTGATGTTTCACCAAAAACACTATAATTTTTAATATTTAAAAAGTTAGGATCATCTGTGGCCACGTTCAAGTTTTTTGAAATGAACCAAACACCATCAGAAGCTCGTAACACCGCATCTTTAGTAAAAAAGAATTCTACAGGAGAATCATAAAGAACTCTAAACAAAAATTCATATGACGCTGGTGTTCCTTTGGATCTGTATAACTCTTTAGCAATTTTTGTTACTTTTACTTTATCCGCTAAAATATCTTTTGGAAAATACGAAAGAAAATCATTATAGAAATAATCAACAAACTCATCAGGAGTTTTATCAATATTTTTATAGTTTAATAAGTTCTTTGTTCTGTCAGTAACATTATTATTTTGTTCCATCCATTCATAATATGCTTTTAGAAATAATCTAAAATTAGCATATGCTGGATCATCCCGAATATATTCAGGAAGCTGCGTTGAAACTAAAAGTGATGTTTTTTGATTATTGTCAATCATGAATTTTTGGCGGTTACATTAACAACAACTGCGGTTGTATCATAAGGATCAATTGTGATGATTCTATTGTAATCGGAAGAAATAATGGATGTTGTTGGCTTTACTGAAACCGAAAGTTCACCTAAAGTATTATTGACATCATAAGGTGAGAAAGAAACTAATGTAATGACTCCTTCTTGATAATCAATCGTGCCTGCATTTGAATTTAAAATGGTTTTAACATTTGTTGAATCGTTGTAATATGTTCGTAGTGTGCCATAACGACCTGCCAAATTAACAACAGCTGCGCCATTTGTTCCTGAAGTATCTCCTGGTTGAGCACTAATCACGGCAGTTGCACTAGTGTATCCCGTTCCAGCACTATCAACTATAATAGAAGCAATTGCGCCATTAATGATAACAGCGTGTGCTGCCGCTCCAATACCATCTCCTCGGATTGTAACAGCCGGCGCATATTGATAGTTGAATCCAGGATTTAACACAGAAATTGATTCAACTCCATGAGTTTCGGAAGGCACTTCTTCAATAAAAACTTCATCAATAACAGTTGTTAAATTGGCTTGATCTAAAAATTTTATTCCCGGTAAACTTGAAACACCACTGGTAAACATATTTTTTTCTAATGGAGAATTATAGTATAATTTATATGATGTTGTAGATGTTAAATTAGGAAGAAATTTCTTTTCCATCCGAAGATTAAATTCACTAGTAATTATGGATGGATTATAATTTTGTATTGTATTTAATAGATCGTAGGTATTAAATGTTGAGTTGAATGTATTTAATGTGTTTGTTGCAAAAGTTTGTATTGCTGCTTTTACGCCCGTTTGGATTTGTGAAGCTGTTGCTGAGGTCTTTTTAGGATCATATAAAACATCAACAACCAATTTTAAATAGGTGTAATCAGGATCAACAATTGTTGGAGCTACCGTGACAACACTAATGGGTTTAATAACTTCTTCAATAATTTGTGATTTTTGTGTATCGGTCAATCGATACCCACCGGCCGGTTTTAAACAAACAAACACTTGGCCATAAACTGGAGTAGAATTTTCTTCTCCACCCCACACGTTTACAGCATCAAATGATATACCCAAAGTATTTTGTTGTAATGCAACAATGTAATCATTTTTGTTTACTGCTCGATTTTGTGCAGAATATGTTTTTGGTGCTTGTAATTTGATAGAATCAATTGATTCTTTATCGCCACCTTGTGTTGCTGGTAAAATGGAATTAACTGCCGAAGGAGAATATCCTCCAATTGTATCCATTAGAATAAAACTGTTGGCACCCTCAGCTGCCGATCCTTCAGTAGAAAGATAAGCAATATTGACGATATTACCATCGACTAACTTTTTACCAATAACTCCGTCACCAAAATAAATTTCATAAGTTCCTTTTAACGATTCTTGTAAAAAGTAAACTTTTGATGTTCCATCTAAAGATAAAAGATTTGTGGCTAAATTGTAAACCTCATATGAAGAATTTGATGCTGCTTGTTGAACCAAAACACGAATTGTGGTGTTATCTACGGTTTCATCAGGAATTTCAAATGTTAATGATGGATTAACTGTATTATTAACTGTGTATGCGTAATTCGACCTTACACCTTGTTTGATTTTAACATTAGGGAACGTGGCCGTACCATTAACAACATTAACTGTGTATGAATCCGTATTAATAAAATTATAATTTATAGAATTAATTGTAGCTGATAAAAAAGGCGAATAAGCAGATAAAGTTAAAGAGGTATCTTCAGCTGCAACATCAGTTATCACAACTTGAACTTCGGCAGTAGGTGCAATTGCTGATTTTGGTGTGTAGTTTAACAGCTTGGCATGAGAAACAACTGAAGCTCTTTGGATCGATGAATCTAAGAACATTTCATTGGCCACTTGATTTAAATAGTAAGCGTTATATTGTGTGTTATAAGCCAAAATGTCAGTTAGAACCGATAAACCAGAACCTTCAAAGTTGTAATCTTTGAGTGTATCTTGGCTTCTCAAATAGGTAATAAAATTACTTTTGAGCGTATTGAAATCCAAACTAGTCAGTTGGATATTAGAATTTGCACCAGCCATTATCTGGACCTCGTTAATATTAAGTTAATTTGTGACGGTATTGTTATGTTACCAATCAGGACATATAATGAAACGTTGAATTGATTACTATCTGGTGCAGCAGTTACAAACAATTGACTGATGGTTGCTCTAGGTTCGTAGTTATTGATCATACGAACAATTTCATCCTCAATTAAGCTTGCAGTTAATTGTGTAATCGGTTCAAACAATAGTTTGTTTAAAGTGCTACCTATCGTAGGTTGAAACAATTTTTCATATAAATTAGTTGATAACAAATTTCGAATCGAGCGAATAACCGCCTGTTCGTCATATTTCATAGATACGTCACCCGTAGATGGTACCCTACGGAAAGTTAAATCTAAATCGGAATAGATGTGTTTATTGATTGCCATTGTTTATTTATTCAGGTGCCGTGGTGGTACCGGTGGTACTTCCACCACCTTGAACGCCTGTGTGAGCGTGTGTGTTGTAAATAGCACGATCTCCAGCCATTGACCGAACAGCGTCAGTAACGTATGTGAGAGATTGAATTGCGGTTGCCTTAGCAATACCAGTACCACCGTAAGCAGGTAAGGCATTCATTGCACCAAAGTTACCAAGTTTAGATTGCATATAAACAGTAGATATAATAGAACCAGGAACACCAATAGGCATCGGTAAACCAGCAGTAATACTACCAGAAGTTACAATTGTACCTGGAATTACACTCCAAGGCAACGGTGATCCAGCACTAATATATCCTGGCGTGACAAATCCAAGTTTTGCATAACCTTGTTTACCTGCCGTAACATTGTTTACAGCAGAAATTGAGGTTGTTGAGGTGATGCCTCCACGAACCGCCAAATCGGCATTAACATAAAGATTTTGAGCCGACATCGTAATATCACCTTTTGATGTTAAGTCCATATCATCTTTACAGGTTACCTTGACCGCACCATCGACAGTTTGAGTAACATCACCTTTAACATATTGTATTGAATCGCCTTGAACATTCATTACAGAATCGCCAACGATGTTGACCACACAAGCACCATCAATTGTAATATTACATTGACCTTTAATTTTTACATTCTTATCACCAAAAATAATTTCATATCCATTACCGTAGATTTTATGAACTTCATCGCCATTTGGTTGCATTTCCAAAAATGTTCCAGCCCGATGCTGAACACGAACCCTCTCCTTTTTAGGAGTATCGTCCATTTCAAAAGAATGACCACTTTTGGTTTGTGATATGTTGTTGTATGGATATTGGGGTTTATTGGTTGAATCAATAACAACCGGTTCCGTCCATGCGCTATTATTTGCCATATTTTTTAGGGTGTAGGTGTTTCATCTATCGAAGTGCTGATTGCATCACTAATCGCTTGCGCTTCTGCTTTAAGTGGATCTACCACAGCAGCAATAGTTTCTTTAACCGCATCGGTACCAATACTCTTAATTTCATTCACGGTGGCATTTAATGATGCTGTTGCTTCCGATAAACATCCTATAAAGAGTTTTTGTAAATCTGCTGGTAAATTCATAATATCTTGAATAAGTTGTTGCATCTCTTTAGCATATGCCTGTAATGCTTTAATTTGTTCTTGAATAGGTTCAATTTCTTTTTTAATTGCTTTTACTTGTGCCTTGATTGCTTTAATTTGTTGTTGTATATCTTCAAGAGCTGGATTTGTTGATGTTCCAGCAAAAAGTGCTTCAATCGACTTTCTAAGTCCACCAACAAACAACATCACCTCTGCTTTGGCTAGTGCAATATCTTTATTCATTCCAGCGCAGATATCACAATTATGTTCTCTGTTATCGGCTGCCAATTTCTGCATACCATCTTTAATAACACCTCTGGCCATTGCCGGCAAAGAAGGTTCACCTACACGAAAAGGAATGATTTGCGCAGGCGGCTTTGGTGGACTGGTTTCTGTAACACCATCAGCTGATACGGGAGCGGTATTGTTATCTATTTCTGCCATTTAAGCTTGAAGCATTCCCGGCATTACGCCGAACATTACGGGAAATTGAGCCGATTCGCCATCCATAAAGAACCCAACCACCCAATCACCAATTTCTGGTGCTGAAAACGATTTAGAATTGTTAATAGGATATACTGGATGAGCCCACGGTAAATCTTTAGTGGGTAATTGACTCTTGTTACTTGTGTGCCAACCAAAAATTCTAACTTGACACCGACCAATAGCCAAAGGATCAACACGACCCTCAATCACTCCAACCCACCACACGAATCCACCTAGACCAATAAAGCTATTTCTATTTTCCATTATACTTGATTACCATTAACAAGATTTTTCAAAGTAGCATTCGAATTATCAAATCCAGCGTATGCTGTAACATTGCTTTCTTTACACAATTCCATCACAGTTATATAGGAGTTGTTTCGGAGTATATGCCTTAGTGCCGAGATAACATATTTTCCCGAATATAAAGAATCCGGTATTCTATTTGATTTATTTTTTACCGTGGTGTAATCAGAAGGAGTTGCTGCATAAATTTCAAAATCAATTAGTTTACCAACAGCCAAATTTGGATCACCAGGTACCGTTATTTTAATCCGCATGTAATTGGCTAATGCAATTTGGGCCACTCGATTTGGCATAAAAGTTTCTACAAAAATATCATTACCTACTGAATTTGGTTTGCCGGCAATAAAAGGTTGCTTCTTTTGATTTGAGTTGGTGGTAACCATTCTTAATGTTCCTGCCTGTAAATCTTTAGGTGGAGCATCATACATGGTTTTATTAATACGGTTTTTATAATTATTTGTCAATGAAGCTTTGTTTAAATTTTTTGATTTACCAAAATAAGTATCGTAATTGAAATCGGTTTCTTTGCTTGTCCTTAGTAATGGATCAATTGAAATAACTCGATTACTGAAAGTTCCGTTGGAGATAGCACCTAAAGTATTGAATAAATCCAACACTTCAAAATTATATACGTTTGATATCTTTTGGTTTAAATCATCACTAATATTCTTCGGATCGTATTTAAAGGTTCGATATACGGTTTGTTTGTATAATTCTTGTAGAGATTTGAACCAGTATCCGTCAGCATTTTCAAAGAATAACATATCTGCACCTACACCTACACCAGGCAATGGCAATGCGTATGTTGACAACCAACTAATTGTATCAAAGATTTTTTTGTTTGGTAATACAAAATCGTATGTGCCTTGTGTTGCTGATATTGATATCTTTTTTGTATTTCCTGTACCAACTTTTAAATAATCTTTTAAAATACTGGTAATAATCTCAGATATTTTTTTACCTTTAAAAGCTTTAGATATTCGGTATTGCTCTGATAATAATAATTCTTCTGAACAAAAATTTAAAGTATACAACTCAGCATTGTTACTTTCGGTAGTAACTCGGTTTGTTATTTTATATACTCTAAAATTTCGAGAAAAAGAGAATTGGTCTTTTACTGTTTTCTTTAATTTGATTTGGATAAACTCGGTGCCACTTAATGAAAAATTTGAAATCAAACCCAAAGCATCATTCAACATAATTTGGCCAGATATAGAACTACCATAGATATCTTCAAATAAATTCAATTCAACCAAAAATCCCATAAGATTTACAGGTCCATCCTGTGT